TATTGTCAAAGAAGGTGGCAACTTGGTCAAAGCTCTCATTGCTGTCAACAATAGCCTTGATAAAGTCACCATTGCCGGCATTACCCGAAATACCAGAAGTCATACCTGTAAAGACAGGAGAGGTTCCTGATACAATTTTGGCGCCATTGTTTGCAGATGCAGTAACAACGGCAGCAGGAATACCTGAAAGAGAAGGGCTGAAGCTTAAGTTGCCAGAAAGGGTAATATAACGATTAAGCGAAATAAAGGAGACATCTTGGTCATTTAGTACTAAAGTTCCTGTTCCTGTGGAATTAATTTTGTAGTATTGAGAACTAACCATACTGCGGATATAGACAGGTTGATCCCACCACATATCGCCCGTAACGGTTGCATTATAATGCATTACTCCAGGAGGTGGACCTGGAGAAGTAGCATAACTTAAGTTAGCATCTTCGTCAATTGTAAGTAAGCTTGAGGAGCTTCCTCCGCCGCCAGAACCCGAAACACTATACCAGAACGGCGTACCACGGATTTCTTTGATGGATGACATAACAGCAGTCATCCAGGTTTGTAGGTTGCCGATTGCCTTATCTCCACCGACAAAGGGATTTACAGCAGAAGAGGAACTGCTGAAACTATTTTCATTACGTCCTTGTGGCCAAGTATAACTAAAGAATGGATTCGGCGCGATACCGCCTGTGCCTAATCTAAACAATAAATTTCGGCAATCGGAAATAGTTGTTGGGATATTTAAACTGTTAGTTGCAACTTCCGCAATTAAAAGTTGAGTCGAAGGAGGAACTACGGTCGAAATATATATTCTATAATCAAGAATTGTTGCCGTGTATTGCTGTCTTTTGATTGTAGTTTGTTGTGTTGCATTAAAGAGAAACACTGTATCTGAAGAGTTTGGATCGGCTTCCCTTATGAGATCCACAGATACATAGTTTGTCGCATTGGCAGAAAATGAGCCAATAACTTTAGAATTCAAAGCACTATTCAAGCTATCTGCTGTAGTTCCATTGATAGGTAGCAAAGAACCAACCTGGACACTGGTTGTGGCCAGGATAAGGCTGTTGGCGGTTGCGATAGTTAAATTAGAAGCAGCTGATGAGAATGAATTGCTTGTTATGTTAATCGTAAGTCCGGCGACTACAAAATTAGAAGTCACTCCTGTGATTAACGAAGCATATAAAGCTTGGAAATCGGTCGCGGTGAAAGCGTCGATGGCACGTAAATCAGGGATTGTGAGCAGTTGTTGCGCAGAATATCTGCCCCTAGAAAGTACACTCAATTTGGGATTTCCTTACATTAAAATTTAAGTTATGTATCGGATGGCGGAATTCCGATATAAGTCTTATCGGGTGCAACAGAATTATCAGTTTGGGCTCCAAAACTTACGAAAGAAAAATCGAATAA